ATGAAATCTGAGGACACCCTGGACTGGTACCCATCCCAGCTCCCGCCAGTAAAAGTTATCCTTGGCAATGCAATCCTTGAGGTTGCTAAAACCGGGCGCCCGCTTAACACGCGAACCTTGCTTGAATACCTGCAGGTAATCCAGGTAAAACAGATGCGTCGCGATAATAAAATTGCTATGCAAACGGCTATAGATGTTTTACTGGACAATCAAAAAATCAATGGACGACTTTAGTTTTTTATAAATTTATGTATTCCGCTGCATCGCGCCGGGTTTAGTTTTAGTAAAGCTCGGGGTCGACGGTAGCAGGTTTATTAAAAATGGCTCTCCGGTTGTAAGGCTGGTAAGCGATCCGGATAGAATGCCAACCGGGTTTCTGGACAATCTCACTCTTAACGGTTTCCTAACCTTTAATGATGAGGCAGAAGGGACGACTGCTGAAAGGGTGGCTACCGGTATCTACAGGCTTTACGGTGCTCTCAGACTTCACGATGACGGCTGGACTATTGAGGTCCACAGGATGTAAACGGCAACCGCCTATGTTTTGTTGAAACATCAACTGACGATGATGACACTATCACCGTATCCGTATTCAGGCGCAGGTTCGATATTGATTCTGCAATGATTGTCGCTGGTGAGCCTATGGATATACCTGATGGTAGATGGATTGACCTGCGCCTAAAAATGCCGGTTAAATCTTCGCTAAATAAAAATATAAGCGAACAGTAGTCAGTGCGAGGGATGTGCCTTAAGAAAAAACGATTATTTATTTAGTAATAAATTTATCTGCTTTTCCATTTCTTCCAGCCTGTTTCCCATGTAGACCATAGCGCAGGCCATATCTGCTAACATAACGTTTGTATCGAGAGCTAATGTATCATCATGGTAATCAACAATAACTGAGACAGGTATTTCCTTACCCTCTTGATCGCTGTATTTCATTACCGTTTCCATAACCGGTCTTCCGGGAACCAGCTTAACGTATTCGAGGTCAACTTTAGCCAAATCCTGCGCAATTAAGCCATAACGCTGTATTTCAGATCCCTTATATTTGAATGAGGTAGGTAGCCATTGCATGACACGATCATAGCTTTCCTTTCCTTTTGTATACTCAATATCTTTCTTTATATCCCGGTCAGAACTAGCTGCCTTTTGGAAAATATAGTTACCTTCTAAATTTGCGCCTTGCCCCCATGTAGAAATGTCTCCGTTATGAGTAAAAATAAAGGCCCTGTGATAAACATTATCCCCTAAAATCTTTATAGCGGCGCTCGCCCACGTTGTGGCGCCATTTGCAATTGCTCCGAAAGCGGTATGAGTTTGATAACCGCCCGTAGCAATTGAACCACCAGATACTATTGGCGTCCATCCACCATCATTACCTCTAACTATATTTGCAAAGAAAGGAACATTACTAGGCTCGCTTTCTCCACCCCATCCAGTTTGACCGCAATTACCACGAAAACCACGTTCCCCTGCATAGAAGTTCAGACCATTAGAGTTACGAATACCTGTAAGATCACCATCTTCTGATATCTGCACATAATTATTTTTCGCGTTACCGGCTGTATGGATAGTGGTTTTGTGAACTCCTGACTGTGTTTCGTGATAAAAACGACTACTCCCGGCAACGCTTGAATCAGTTGCTAACTGATTAAGCGTTAAGATGCCAGAGTTAGGTCCCACAAATCTGAGATCCAGGTTCGTAAAAGTCACACCATCTGATTTTCCTAAACCGAGGTTTGTGCGAGCGCCTGCCGCATCACTTGAACCGGTACCGCCGTCTTTAACTGCCAGCGCGCCATTGCTCCCTTTTTGCAGCAACTTACCCATCGCAGGAATGATTACGCTCTGGCCGTTGATGGTGACTGTTACATTCTGGTTGGCGTTCGTAGTGGCAAAGGCCTCCCAAGCTCCGATATTTTCATCATATTCGTTAATGAGCTGGGAGATGCTTTGTGCAAGGCCATCAACTGACAGGCTGTCCGTAACCAGAATACCGTAACGCTGGCCGCTAACAGCCGGTGATGCTGCAGGCGTAACGGTCAGGGAAGTGGCGCTGTTAATGGCCGTTATCTGAACGAGCTGCACCGGGTTGGATGCCACAATCAGAGTCTGGCCGATATGGATCTGACTGGACGGCGAAGTGAAGCTGGTCCCGTTCCCTGTAACCGTATTCCCGCTGAAAGAGATTGTACCTGCGTTATAAATCATATTTTCTCCGGACAATAAAAAACCCACCGAAGCGGGTTGTGTATGCAATGTTGTGTAAGACGGATTAAACCAGCCCGAGCGCATAGGGGTAGTACTGGTCGTAGATACTGCAGTCTATGTAACCGACATAGCCACGAATAGCCCATGGCTTTACTGCATCGGCCTCCTGTCCTGAGATTATGCGGCTTGAAAACACGTTCGCTATCGTCGCCTGCCACACCCCGTTTTTATATCCGGCGGCAGAACAACTGGAGTTCAGATAGCCGCCGCTTTTTGGCGATGCCGGATCAGCGGGTATAAAGACGACGGATGTCACGCCAGGTGTCACCGCCAGCGGCGTTGCCGATTCGAGATCGCCGGTCATCAGCCCCATATTGAGCGGCAGGCAGTTACTGTGCCAGACCAGCGTCCCGTCCCGGTAAACGAAAAACCCCCAGTCCGGGATGTTCACCAGATAGTTTGAGAAAACGTAAATTCGGCACCCGGTCTGGTTTATTCCGGAGGCATTGAACGAGAATGCATGATACCCACTGGAATTCACCACCGAATAAACGGATGTCGATAACCGCCCGTCGGCGTTCGGCAGCCGGTGAAACGTGACGATTTTATTGCTGACAGGGATCCGTGTCTGAATAAGCTGGCCGCCGGGCGGCGCGTCTATGACGTCAACCAGACAGAACGGGACGAAATCCGGAGCCAGCTTTACCGTCTTGTTACCATAGGCGTCATATGAATACAGCGACTGGCCGAAATAGCTGCTGTCGGTACCAGTATTTGGCGTAGCCAGCACGACCAGTCGGACCGGAGTCGCCACGCTCCATGAAACGATATTCCCGGACACGGTTACCTGATACGGGTTATTGGTGGGAAGCGCGGAAACAGCCGTTTCGATTATCAGGCTGGCCTGGTAAGTACACCCGGCCGGGTAAGTTCTGCTTCCCGATCCGGAGATGTCGATAACGTCCATCACATAGTTGACCGCCATCGAGTTGATGGCATCAAAGCTGGTTCCAGCGATAAATGTCTGCATTACACTCTCTGCCCCATAACGGCTGCCAGGCGACCGTACTGGTCATACGAAATGATCCGGTTATTTGTAATAACCAGCCTGCCCTGGCCTGCTACCCCACCGTTTATCTCAATGGTCCCGTTCTTATCTATCCGCCATCCCAGGGTACCTACGACATAGTTTGATGACTGAATGTATGCGCCAATTTTCGCATTGGTGATCGTGCCGTCCTGAATGAAGGTCTCACGGATAAAGGTTTGCCCGTTCTGAATCACGAATGGCAGCGATACAACGGCACCGGCCTGCGTGGTAACAGCAAAACGGTCTGCCAGAAAAATTACCTGTGATTGCATGCCGCCGGGTGTATTTTGTACCCCTATGCCCATACCTGCAGCGTAATACTGGCCGTTAGCGGCAACGCCAACTTTGATGTTGTACATCGCGTTTAGGTTGCCATTTACATCTGCCACCGCCTGCGCCGTCTGGTTAATGGCAGCGGTCTGCCCGTTCACCGTCACCGTCAGCGAGTTGATTTTCGTGGCCGATGCCTGTGTGAAATCAGCCAAGGTTTCAGTCAGGTCGGTCGCGTTTGAAACATTGCCACCCGCTGAGGCATCCAGCGTAACGAGCGCGCGTGCAACCGCCTGGCTGGTATCCGCGATGGTGGTATCGATGCGATCAATTTTTGCGACATTGCCGTTATTGGTGGCAGTCTGGGAACGGCGGGAAGTCGCCTGCGCCAGGCTGTTCTGGATCACGGCAATTGAGGAGTTTTTGACCCCGCCGGTCATCCCATCCATTGAGAGACTGATTTCATCGATTTTTACTTCAGCCTTTGAAAGGCCATCGGAGTTTTGCTGGATTTGTAACGCCTGTTGCTCAAGCTGATCGGCGTTTTCCTGAATATCTGTCACCATTCCGGCAATAGTTTCATTGCTGTCTACGGCGTTCTCTATCAGGTCCTTAAATACTTCCGATTCTTTCATGTCATTCAGAATGTCATCGGTGATGGCACTGACATCAATAGACGAGGTACCCATAACCCAGGCAGTCCAGTCGCCGACATTCCCAATACGGTCTACGAGTCGCGCCCGGTACCATTGCCGCACTCCTGCAGGCATGGGGCCGTGCTGGTAACTGACTGCCGGGTATGGCACCAGCGCCAGCAGCTCAGGGTTGGCTTTGTCGTCCGTCGTGGCGCGCTGCAGCTCGGTATAGGACGTGTCACCCGATCCATCCGGGAAGGACCACGTTAGATCAATCGCCCACACAACATCATCCGTTGCCAGAAGATTCTGCGGCGTGCCTGGCTTACCGGTTTTGCCGGTCAGATAAGTAGTATCAGCGTAGCCCCATGGAGAAGAAGACTCCTGGGCATTCATGGCGCGAACACGAACGTCATAGCTGCCGGTATAAATGCCCTGAATTGAAAAGCCCTGCGCACTTGTGACGGCGACGTTGATCCAGTCCCCGTTATCCTTGCGCCACTGGGCCATATAGCGAATAGCGCCATCCACCTTGTCCCAGGTGACATTCATCGTCGCAACGTTCAGCCCCTGGGCAACATGATCCACCTCTGTGATGATGATGTTTTTCGGTGCGGATATTACGCTGATCGGGGTGACGGTGATCGGCGCCGGGTCGATGCGCACACCATCATCGATGTACCGGTATTTGTTCGGGTCGTGCTGTACGGCAGTAATGGTAAAGCCGCCGTTACTGTCATCGTTCGCACTGATGGAGGTCACACGGAAATACTGAATCGCCAGGCTGTCACTGTCGATGGCCCACACCGCACCCGCCGCCGGTGGCTGGCTGAATGCAGTATTCACGGTCACCGTTTTCTTGTCACTGCTGACAGCGCCAATGGTGCGGGTCTGCGCCGACCCGTCAGGCAGGTTAACCACCAGCCGGTCACCTGCTGCGTAGTCAACGGCCCGGTCAAGGGTAATGTTTCGGCCACTGGCCGCGCTGATGCGACCGCCGTTCTGTTTACCGGCGCGGAACGGGTCAGCCACACCGATGATCTCCGCCGGTAACGGAATGTAGCCATCCAACCCCACTCCGAAAGAAATGGTACCGTCGCGCGCGTTCGACAGAATAGCCCAGCGGCCCCGGCGGTGCGCCTCACTCTGTGACGTGCAGCCAATCGCCGTAAGCGACATCTGGTTTACGTTATAACGCTCAACCAGTTTTTCGTCATACACGCCTTCTACGGTGTCGCTGTAATGGTTCTGCGGATCTGACCAGGATACCAGTGCCGATGAATAGCGGTTTTTATAACTGCCGCTGCCGTAGGTGAACAGACCGTCAATCACATTTGAGGCGTGGTAAACAAAATCCACATCGTCCTGCGGTACGTCCGCGCGCACGAATATCTGATCGTTTCCCCAGAAGGTTATTCCCCGGAACACAGCGGCCAGATCGCTCAGTACGGTATAGGCATCCTGCTGGCTCTGGATGAACACATTGCAGGTGAAGCGAGGTTCTGTGCCGCCTGCGCCATTCGACACTTTCTCATCGCAATACTGAGAAATGGCATAAAGTGCCCACTTATCAATCATGCTGGAATCGACGCGGTTACCCATGCCGTAAATTTCATCCAGCACCAGATCATAGAAAATCCAGGCCGGGTTATTGGTGTAGGCCAGCTTAAAACCGCCAGACCACGTCCCGCTATAGGTGCGGGTAACCGGATCGTAAGTGTCCGGAACGCGGATTAATTTACCCTTAGGCCTGCACGTTACTTTCGGCGCGCCGCCGGAAAACTGGCTGCTGTCGACCTCGATATAAAGCAGAGCGCTGTTCGGATAACGAAGTTTGCTGTCGATCACTTCTGCAAAAGAGAAGACCTTGAAGCCGTTCACCAGTTTCGCGGACGTGGAGTCTGCTGTGATGCGGCGCACTCTGATTGACCAGCCTGTTGTTGCCTCCGGGAGATCGATACGATGATCGCGCTGATATTCAGAGGTGGTTTTGCCGTCAAATTTCCCGTCTACTACGGTGCGCCATGCTGCGCCATCGGTGGACAGGTCAATGGCGTACTGCGTGACGGTGCCGACCATATCGCCATTGTCTTTGTACATGTACTGTGCGGGCAGGCTGAGTTTGATGCGCACGGCATCAAGGGTAAGATTGCTGAACTGGCGGGTCCATGGGACGGTGGTGGTCACCGCCACGTTAGCTGACAGCTCATTATCTACTTCAGGCAGTCCCTGGATATAAGGCTGGTCCTGTGTGCCCTTGCGGTATTCCCATTTGACGCCGGTGAAGTTATAGCTGCCGTCGTCGTTCGCCAGGGCCGTATCGTTCAGGTAAATTTTCTGCGCGGTTAGATCGCCCTGAATCTCCCCCTCAGACAGCACAACCAGCATTTTAAGTTTCGCATCCGACAGCAGATCGTCCGGTTGCTCAACCGGCGTATGCTGTTTACCGCCCCCGCCGCCCTTCCTGCCCTGAATGGTTTCGTTTTCCAGTAAACGCATATCTCACCTGTTGTTATTGCTGATCGCTGGAGAAAATTCCCGCACTGATAATGGCGCCGCCAATCTCACGCTCACCGAACAGCACCGGGACCGGGTAGCCCATTGCCACGGTGTTCACCGGCGCGCCGAATGCGTAGTTGGGTTTATTGTCCGTGCTGGAAGATGCGCCGACATTGTATTTTGGTTGCGGGGTGAGCAGCTGAACCACGCCGCCAAGCATCATGCTCAGACCAAGGCCGGTTAACGCTGTCGTGGTCGCTGCGGCAGCGGCTGCGCTCATGCCAAGTGCGACAAGACTGCCGCCTGCGGTAAAGAAGGCTGCCACCAGCGCAACCGCACCGATGACAATCTGCAATACGCCGCCGCGCTTTGAACCTTCGGTGATGGCCGTAATCCGGTACACCTCCGATCCATTGGTCATATCGAATTCATCAAGGCCGATGTTGTGCTTACCGTTGAAGAAGGCGAAGCGAATTCCATGCATATGCCCTTCTGACAGGTAGCGCTTAAAGCTCCGCACCTGGCTGCACATCGCGCGCAGCATTTCTGGCAGATCCGCCACGTCAAATTGATGTACGCGCCCGAATTTCTTCGCCATGCGCCCGTCAAGGATCAACGTTTTCAGCATTTATCAGCTCCTTATGACGCACCACCCGAACGGTGCGGTCGCGGTAATATTTTCCGTATGGCACCCGGGCCGAAAGTTGCCCGGTGATATGATGCAGGATGAGGTTGTCGCCGAGGTATACCGCAGCATGATTGGTGACCTGCGCCTGTACGCGCATCATGATCATGTCGCCGGGGCGAATATCCGTCGGGTCAACTTCGAAAAAACCCTCAGCCTGCCAGTTATCGTCGTAGCGGTTTTCGCCCTGTTCCCACCACTCATACGGCACCGAGTAATTGCCCAGGGCAATGCCGTGCTCACGCTGATACCACTCACGGATAAGCGACCAGCAGTCTGCAAAGCCAAGCACCCAGCGCCGCCCGGTATAATCCCTGTCTTCTCTTGGCGAGAGCGTGCAAAAATCACCGTCAGGCCATGACATGATCCCCCACTCCACGCCGGACCAGTCGCACTGGATACGATCGTGCTCTGACGGCACCAGTTGCACTACGTCCGGGTGAGAATGAACGATCATGATGATTTCGCCCTGCTCCTCCGCCGCCAGCCTGTCTTCCGGCGCCAGCGTGAATGCCTCTGTCGGGTTGTCTGCAATGTTGCGACATGGAATGTAGTTCTGCGCCCGTCCGGACTGCACCACGACGCCACACGCTTCCTTCGGATATTCCGCTGCCACATGCTCAGCAATGGCTTTCATTAACTTTTTGCGCATGCTTATTTCCCCTGGAGGTTTGCCGCAGGGAACCCGCCGAACGATAACGGATTGCCTTCCCCAAACCTGGCCTCACAGTCAGGCAGCCGACCACTGCAGACGTCCAGCGCCGGATTGTTCGTTGGTGTGCCGTCTTTCAGGAAATAACGGTTTCCGGCGTAATCGCAGCCGTTGCCGGTTCGGTACCAGCCCCGCATGCACCAGGTGCAGACAGGCGTAATTTGCCGGGTGGGTAGTTGCAGGTTCTGAACATCGAAGGGTGAACACAGCTCGAAATCCACCTGCATCCGTGTTTCAGCGGTCTTTGCGTTGACGTAAAACAGCTGCACCCGCTCATCTGCCGGGCTGGCGTTCGGGTTTCCCGCTGCCCAGTTTGCAGCATCGAGGTATTTCGCCAGGGTGGTGTGTATTTTCACCTTTGCTTTGACCATGTCGTCGTATTCCAGACACAGCGCAGTGACGTAGTTGCCGATATTCGACACGGATAGCGTGGGCGTCGGCTGTGCGCCGGTGCTGGATAACTCCATGCCCTTTAGCTCGTACGGGTATGGATCGTACTGCTGGCTCTGCCAGATGATGGCGGGAAGATTATCAGCAGCGAACGCAGCCCAACCTCTGGGGTCAATGTTGTGCGCGTGAAAGCGCAGCACGGTATCCATGCCGAAAGCGGTACCGTCAATTTCAATTAGCCGTATTAGCTGGCCCGGCTGCAGTTGCTGGATGTCACCTGAAAAACTCATATTAGGCCCATAAAAAAGGCCGCATCAGCGGCCTGTTATCGAATGGAGCGGGGAATTTACGGCGCGAAGGCCTGCTCAAACACAAAAGATATTTCAACAAAACCACCGTTCGGGAATGTGGGACTGACAGAATCAGCCTTAACCCGGTAGAGTTTTCTTTCCCCCCATGGATTCACCCACCAGAAAGATTTGATGACATGGCTAAGAAGAAACTCCCGCACCGGCTTCATTGCTGCCACTTTCCCGCTACATGTTAAATTCCAGGTTTCAGCAGCCGTGTTAATTCCGGCGCTGGCCACCTGTTTATAGCCATCCCCAAACTGTGCCTGCAGCGTGGCCACATTCGTTGAGCCACTTGCATCGGTGCGAACGCACCAGGTAAACGTATCGATTGCCATATGTTTTCCGCAATGAACCGGAATATCACGTCCGGCGATAAAGGATACCGCCTGGCGATATTTCTTTTCGCAGGCGCTCAGTCAGGGTCTTCTGCACAATACCTTCAAGCTGTCTGGCGGTGCTGGCTGTATTTGCGTTATTCACCTCGCCGCCAAAGCCTTCCTGCGAAATACTTACAGGTGCATGGATTATCAGTTGGGTATTGCTGGCAGAGGCGGTATTAACACCTGAGCTCACCGCCCTGACACCAAGTGAACCGTCAGATGCTCTGGTTAAGGGCATAATCGCTTCCGGCCCTGCCTCGGCAAATACACCAGCACCCTGCGAGAATGCAAAGAATTGTGGCGAATTGTAGACGCCGTTACTGAAGGCGCTTAGTGATGGAGAATCGTATACGCCGCCCAGGGCATTGAACTTGATGCCAGCAGCCGCAGAGTCATACAGGCCCGAGGGAGTCGAACCGCCACCGGCGCCACCGCTGAAATAGCTAGCCACGCCACCAGCCAGAGAGCCAAACAAGCCCGAGCTGGATGAACCACCGCCCATCGCGCTTACCACCGCCATCTGCAGAGCTACCTTTTCGATGATCTGCAGGACGGAAACGCCCCAGGCTTTCCAGCTGACTTTATTACCTTCCAGCATTGAGGTCACGTTACTGAAAGCGCTGTCGATGGCGGTCTTAACTCCATCTGCCACGGTGCCGGATACGTTGCTGATTTCGTCGAACCAGTTGGCATATCCGCGCGATACCCCGGACATCCAGTCAGACTCCGCCGCGGCGATAGCCTTATATTTTTTGTCGAGAGCATCAAGAGCAGCGGCTCGCTGGGCTATGGCTTCGGTGCCACCATCTGTTTTGGCAAAAACGCGGTCAATCTGCTGAGTCTCATCGAACCGGCTTCGCTGGCGATCACTCATGCCTGCGGTGTCAGTCGAGAGCGTTACCTCGTCCCGGAACTTCCTGGCCGCGTCCGTCAGGTCACGCAGAGCATCAGCCTGTTCACGCTGTTTACGAACGTTCTCGTCTGCCTTCTGGTTCCACTTTGCCAGCTCGGCTGACGCTGCCTGAATAGCGCGGCGCTGCTCGTCGGTCCATTTTGTCCCGGCCTGATGCGAGGCAGCGTAGAGTTCTGAGGCTTTTTCACCTTCAGTTGCGCGCACACGTTGTACGTCAATGGCCACGCTCAGATCGGCCATTTTTCGGGAATACTGCTCCGCCGTACTTGCCGCTTCGCGCTCAGCTTTATTTTGTGCGTTAGTCGCGGCAGTAGCATCCTTCTTGGCCTGCGCTGCGGCGGCGTCTTTTTTGGCAGCCTGGTCTTTCCTGTAGATATAGGTGGTGTACAGATCGCCCGTCAGCTTCAGATCTTCAGCTTCATAGACAAACTGCTGATGCTGCTTCGCAAGACCATCCATACCGGCCAGCACCACATCGCGCTGTGCTTTATCCAGTGCTGTTTGCTGCTGTGGGGTGGCTTTTGCTGTCGATAATACCGGTCCAGCATACTGAGGTGACGTAGCCGATGCTGTCGCCGACATCGAGCGATTAAGAAGGTCATATGCACCTTTCAGAATAGAAACTGCGCCTGCCTGCTCAATGGCTTTCTGCGTTGCCAGATCGCTGGCATCATTCACCAGCTTCTGTGTCTGCCCTACCTTTGCGGCGGTCTGTTCGCGCTGATACTCCAGCTGGTTCAGCTTGTCGGTGAGCTCGACGTTTTTGGCCGTGATGTCAGCCTGATCCATAAAGGTGTTGATCAGGGTCATCGTCGGGTTTCGGTTGTAATCCTGCTGGATTTTGTCCATCGCCCTGAGGCTGTCTTTCACCTTCGCGATCTGTGAATCAAGATCGGCCAGGTCCTGCTTCTGAGCCTGTAATGATGTACGGGCGTCGGCCGCAGTTGAGCGAAGACCAAGCACCGACATTTTCTGTAGCTTTGCGTTGATCTCGTCAAGGTTATTGGCAAAGCCCACCGCCTCCCGGTGTACCTGTTGGGTGTGCTGATACAGGCCATACATCGCGGCGCCGGCACCAATAATCACTCCCGGCCACCCGCCGAGAATGCCCAATACGCCACTACCCAGGCGGGACATCACCGAGGCCGTGTTAGTGAGGTTATTTACAGCCGAAGCGCGGCCAGCAAGAGCGGTATTAAGCGAGGCCTGCGCGGCGGCAAGATTCCGCTCTGCAATAATCTGTGCCTCAATGCTCGTCGCCGCTGCGCGTGCCTGTTGTGCCCGGTAAACCGCCTGCCGGCCAGCCGCTACGCTGACCTGAGCACCGCGAACCTGCGCCTGCGCCAGTGCAACTTCTGCGGCCGCGTTGGCGAGTACCGCACGCGTAGACTGGCCCACGCTGCCGACCATGTTGCCAAAGTAACGGGCCAGACCTACGCCCACCAGCAGCCCCGCGGTATTGGCCACATCGTCAATGTTCGTCGCCAGGCCATCCAGAATACCGGAAAGCGTGGATGATGCGCCGACGGCTTCGTTCGCACCGCCGACCCAGGCAAGAAAGGCGTTCTGCACTTTCTGTGCAGATCCGCTGATAGAGGCCGGAAGGGTTTCAAATTCTTTGCGCAGTATCTCCACGTTGGTCAGCAGCGGGACGATTTTATCAGTCGTCAGCTCGCCATTGTTTGCCATGTTGCGCAGGCCACCAACGGTGGTACCCAGCCCATCAGCCAGCAGCTTCGCCAGGCGACCGCCGTTTTCCATAATGGCGTTAAATTCTTCCCCCCTCAGCACGCCGGAGCCCAGCGCCTGACTCAGTTGCGTGATAACAGAACTCGCCTCTTCCGTACTGGCACCGGAGAGTTTCAGCGAGGTTGCGACGGTTTCTGTCACTTTGGCTACGTCAGCAGACGCATAACCGGCATCACGCAGGGACTGGGCAATTCGGCTATAGAGGTTACTGTTTGCTTCAAGGGAGGTACCGGTGCGCTGGCTGATCTCCATGAGCACGCGCTGGGATTGAGCGTAATCTTCACTCGAAGACGACGCCAGGCGCAGGCGGCCATTAAGCTGGTTCCAGGTGTCCGCATAAGCAATCAGCTGATTCGTTGCAAATGCCCCCGCCCAGGCACCGGCAAGTTCTGTCGCTGAGGATCGTACTGATGCCAGTTGGGAATTTAGTTCTGCAAGAGATCGCTGAGTTTCACGTGTGGCCGCTGCAGCTTTTTTCCCGCCCTGCTCCATAGTGCGGTAATAATCCGTTCCCATACGGGACGCTCTGGCGATCTCAGACTGGAAAGAAGATGAGTTCGCCGAAATTTTGATGATTAGCTCGCGCAGCGTTGCCATATTTCACCCATAAAAAAGCCCGCAGCCGCGGGCGTCAAAGACTGGACATCCATTCTTCAAGTTCAGAGACATCAGCGACTTTTTTCTGCTCTCCCCATTTCAGCATCACATCCGGAATAGTGAATTTGCCGCCCTGAGAGTTTAGCGTTGCAACGGAGATCTGCGCCGCCTGCGCATCGGCGCGCCAGTCGCCAACGGGGCTGATGCGGTCGAACTCAATCCACATTTTCAGCTCACTGGCGGTGATGGTCTGGCGTAGCTCGTGGAGAGTGCGCCCCATCCGGAGCGCCAGCGACATCAGAAAGAAGGTCAGCGGCTGCTTTACGGCTTTCCCGCTTCTTCCTGACTCATTCCGAGATTAAGAGCCTGTGCCAGAAGGCGGGCGTGGACCGGGCCATAAATTTTAGACACCTGCTCCTGATCATCATCGCTGAAAACGCGATCGCCGTTTTCATCCAGCAGAACGTCAATAAACAGAACCACATCAGCCTCTTTGTTACGCAGGAACTTCTCCGCCTCGGTCAGCGTCGGTGCCTCTTCGCCCTCGGCCAGTTGCGGATTAACGATTTCCCGGAATTTCACCCAGGCATCCCCGGACGGTTCGCGCAGCGTTACCTTTGCGCCATCCCATTCAGGGACCGTGACACCGTCTTTAGTGCGGTAGGCTTTCGATGCAGTAAGCGCTACGTTGCGTAATGAATTCTGTGATGTTCTTTGCGCCATTTCATTTTTCTCTTGTTACATGGTCGGAGGGAAAAAAAAGCGGCCGAAGCCGCTCAGGAACCAGATGCAAAAATGCGCTTAGGCTTGCCGCGAACGCGCAGCGAATAGGTCGCGCCAACAACCGAAGAGGTTGCCGCAGACCAGGAGCTCTGCCGAACTTCCACCAGCACATAAAAACCGTTGCCTGAAGGGAACACCACGCGCAGCGCGCGCAGTTCGTCATTTTCGTAAGCGGTCTGAAGTGCTTCCTGTGCTGCTTCATCACCTACCCAGTTGCGCGAAATGCTCATTTCTGCGGGCGCTGCCAGTCCGTTAGTTTGCTCCTGCTCGGTTGAACACAGGGTGGTGACGTCGATGTCACCCTTCTGGCCGCCGGTAAAGGTGATTTCCTTCGTTGCACAGGCCGCTTCCAGCCAGGTAATCCCGGCGCCCGGGAAAGTGGAGGATGTAAAATCCTCGGCTGTTACAGGCGCATCGGAGACGGCAAAAGTCATCCCCTTTGTGACTTCATATTTACTGCTCATGATTTCTCCAGATAAAAAAAGACCGCCGGAGCGGTCTGTGACGGTAAGCGAGCCTAAACGATTACTCGAAATTCAAGCGTGGCCCGGTGATAGTGCAGATCAGGCTCATAGCCTGGCGTCTTAACGATGTTTTCTGGTTTCAGTACCTGCAGGGCATCCAGCGCCATATTCCTGATCGTGCGTGCTTCGGTGATGGTGCGGGAAAAGACATCCACCTGAACCGAAACAGCCGACTCAGCCTGACCACAAAGTACGTCAGCGGCCACATCAGTGATGATCGAGAAAATTACCCACGGCGGCGATACAGAAAGATTCCCGTCACTGCTGAGCGGGGCAACGTAGGGATAAACCTGCCCTCCGGCCAGCGGCGCCAGCAGTGGATAAATATCGTCTTCCGTCATTTTCTTAATGTCTCGTCAATGGCCTGGTTCATGCGCCTGATCGCGACCTCTGTCGCCTGCTCCTGGCGAACATCAAACGCAGGACGAATGAAAGGATGCGGCGGCATATTCACGGTACCCATTTCAACGAAACGCCAGTAAAAAGCGTTGCGCGGATTATTCGTCTTCATCGTGTTATCACTATTGCCGGTACGCGGGTTTACACCACGAATATGAATGCCTGAAGTGATCTCGCCTTTTTTACGGCCTTTCTGTGTAACAACGACAATGTTTTTTTTCAATTTTCCGGTGCGTACAGGCGCACGGTTTGCCACTTCATCCTTTAGCACATCAGCACCCGCGCGTGTGGCATCACGCAGCACCTTGTTATTTTCGGCCCGGCTCAGGGTTTCGAGGTCACGGGCAATATCCTCCAGCCCGGAAAAATCGAGATTCACATCAATCATTTTTCGCTCCCGAGTTTGCAGAGTATTTCAAGCCGTGTTCCTTTGCTGTCGGGCAGCGGAGGACCGGTCACCATCAGCACCGCCTCCTTAAACGGCCCGGTACGAACCTTAAGGCGTGATGAGGCACTGATATCACGGCGGTAACGGATCCAGACGCGGACAGTGGCTTCAGCATGTTCTGCACCGGCGGTCATGATTTCGCGCCCGCTGATCCCCTTCACATCAGCCCATAAGGTCGCACCGTCAACCCAGTGTTCAACTGGCTGACCTGAAGGCGATCTCGTGGTGGTAAAATTACTGACGGTGACACGGTGTCGCATTGGACCAATTTTCATACCCGTCTCCTTTCAGACACCCATATCAACACGCCAGGGGTTCAGCAGCCAGCGTGCAGATTTGGGAAAGTCGCCGCCAGGATCATCACCGCGGCTTTCATACAGCCAGCCAAGAATAAGAAGCACGGCACTCTCAATAGATGGCGCGATGATCATGGGCTTTTGCCCCGCTTTTCCGGACAACACTGCACTGGCCAGCGCTGATTCATCTGCGTAAAACTGTCGGTTGAGAAACTGCATTGCTGCATCTTCAGCTGCACTGAGATAGATTTCGACCATGGCCTTATCTGTGTCCTCATCCAGCCTGAGATGATCCAGCGCGGTTTCAATCCGGACAACAGTCATGACAGTTACCCCTTAGAATAAGGCTGAGGGTTCATTTTGTTTTCCGTAACGTCTGTCAATATGACTACCAGCCCGTTTGCCGCAAGCTCTGCCGCGCGTTGCCGCGTCACTGTAAACGCATCATCCGCAGGTGAGCGAAAAGTGGTGCCGTCCATAAAGCGGCGTAAAGGCTGGACGGAAACAAAGCCTGGCTTAACTGCTTTTTCATTCAGGTGACCCTGATCGTCAGCAGCCCTGCCGGCATCGGTTTTTTTACTCGCTCTCATGGCTCACTCCTTATATAAAAAAAGGGCCGCCGTACCGGCCCCCTGCCTCAGGAACCAGCCGCCATAACAGCGCCAGTGACGAACGCTTCAGGACGGTAAACTGCCATGGCCAGCCGTTCTTCTGCGAGAATGGTCACCATGTTGCGGATGAAATCGTCTTCGTTCTCCGTTGACAGGAGAACTTCAATTTCGGTGCGGTCAAAGATTTGCGCCGCCATGTTAAACGCGCCGGTAAGGAAATTGTTCTGCGCCATCGCCTGGGTTTCGACAACCGGAAGCCCCCAGATGCGCGGCACACCCCCATTGACCGGCTGCGCGATGATATAGCGGCCCTCGCTGTCTTTGGTCAGCTCAATGCCCGCCCAGTCGATGGGGTTGAGGACAAAGCCCGAGGATGGATATTCCGCCAGTACCGCCTGAAGAACCGCCAGGCGCAGACGGTCAATCGGGGTGGCACCTGCCACGCTGATGGCGGGTGCAAACTCTGCCGCCTGCGGAAGAATGCCCAGGATATTCGCCCCTGTGCCGTCACCGTTAAGCAACTGCTGCTCTTCCTTAAAGCGCAGGCCATACTGGGCGCGACCGTCGATATAGCTGGCGAGCCCCGGCGCATCGTCGAGGATCTGGCGCGATGCTTTAAAGTGATGGGCAATGGTACGTACCGGCGCATTTTTCAGCTCAAACTGAATATCGGATTTGGGTTTCAGCCCGCCTTCCGGCACTGTCGCGGCATTGTTGGTGAATCCCGTCTCCTGAACGAATTCAACGCCGTTCGATGCAGTATTGCCGGGAATGAGCAGATCGCGGATGGTCATGGTGCGCTCAGGCGGCGCAACAATGCCCTGAATACGATCCGCAATAACCAGACTGTTTGTCGCGCTGGCCCCGGTACCGGTAGTGGCAGGAACGTTCATAATGTCCTTGCGCTCAAGCCGGACGCGAATGCTCTTGCGTGCGGAGCTGTCCATCCCTTTATACGCGTCGCTTTCAATAACCAGGCTACCCAGCGATTTTCGCTGCGCCGGTTCATCACCTGGCCGACGGGCACTTTTCTGCTCCAGCTCGGTCAGACGTTCCTTGAGTTCGTTCATTTCAGTCAGGCTTTTATCCGTCATTTCTTTAAGTTCAAGCGTGACGTTTTCACCTGACTGCATTTTCTTCTGAACGTCTTCGCCGAAGGTTTTGACCTGATTCATGACCTCGGAGAGCTTCGCCGAAACTTCACTGATGCTCTGGGGCTGATCGTCGGCGGATTTTTTCTGGTACATAGTGATTCCTTACTGGATTTTGGGGAGAGAGAACTGGCTGAGTTGCTGGCTCATTGCCGCAATAGCCGATTTGGTTTCGCCGTCTTCGTCCCCGGACTCGCTCCGGCCACGCAGATGTGTCAGACCACGGCAGGCGATCGCCGCAGACTGTGTTTTCGAGAAACCTGCCTCGCGCAGGAACTTCTCAAATTCAGGTAATGAAGGCAGATCGCCGTGCGATAACTTCGACTTGATAATGTCCACCCGGGCATCATCATTCGCAGGCACGGTAACGATCGAGATTTCGACAAGATCGAGTTTGGTCAGGGTTCTGATGCGGGTCTTCTCGTCGTAATTAGACTCACGGACGTAATAGCCAATAGAGAGGCCGGTAATGGCACGGGTCTTCATTCCCCGCCAGGCGGTTTTAGCGTAAGCGGCGTCATCAAGCCAGAGCGCGCCCTCACCAAACAGGCCATGATCGTCTTCTTTTAAGGTGCTGATATCCCAGTTACCGATCGGCTCACCGGTCCGGTGTTGCCACAGCACCGGAAAAGTGCGGCCCTTGCCACGCGTTTCCTCAATACTTTCAAGAAACGCACCGGGTGCCACCACCTCGTTGTAGCTGTCCACCACATCGAATACGGAGCCGTATCCGGAAAAAAGGCCATCATCACTGACGGCCTTTATGTCGAAATCGAAAGCTTTTACTTTCATTGCTGTGTTTTTCCGGTACATTCCGGCGTCTCCTCTGATTTAATTCCTGGCCACTCACGTAAGGCATTTTTTGCAGACTCACTCTCCGCTCCGGCACCGAGCTGGTTAAGGGGCATCAGGTTGGACTGCACCGTAAGCTGATCGCCCCCGGTATGGGGAGCCAGATTCTCTTTCTTCCTGGCTTCATTGCGTGTCATGATCCCGTTCTGCGTCATTGTCGAATAGAAAGCCGCCCGCGCCGCGCTGTCTGCCCGCAGAAGTCCTTCAATGGAGAACTCCGCGAAATAACGGTTCCGCTCACCGGGTGCCAGCAGGTTTCTGCGAATGGCCTGTTCAATGCGGGTCAGCCAGGGGCGCAGGGAAAATGTCAGAAAACCGATCAGCATCTGCTCCACCCCGCTGCCCCACATGGTCTGTCCCTGGGCATTGTGCCCAATCAGTCCCGGCCACACCCTGAACCACCGGCATATCTCCTCTATATTAAAGGCCCGCGTCTGGAGCATCTGCGCATCTTCGGGGTTCATGGTCACAGGCTGAAATTTCATGCCAGCCTCAAGCACCATCATTTTCCCGGTATTCATCGAGCCGCCGAACTGCTCAGCGAGGCTGTCACGGACCTCGGCACGCTGCTCTTTCTTCAGGATCTGCTCCATCGACAGCACCCCGCTGGGCCGCATGCCGTTTTTGAATACCTTCGCACTGGCTTCATCGGTCGCCATTGCCAGCCCCAGCGTCTGCCGGGCGTAGCTCACCGGCGACAGCCCCATGATGCCGTTGGTGCTGAAGGCGCGGATATGCATAATATCCCGCTCGTCAATGTTCCGCATTTTCCCGCCAGGCCAGTTCCGGTAGGTATAAACAGGCGCGCCGCTGTTGCTGAGTTCCACTTTCATTCGTTCCGGTCGCAGCGGCACAAGCGCGGTGATCCGCTTCCCGGTGCGGTCAATCTCTGCGTAGGCATTTCCCCAGAGCAGCAGGCTGGCCATAATCACTTCCCAGAACTCCACGGCAGTCATATCGGCGTTGGGCTGGTTATGCAGCAGTTCATAGAGCGGGTGAGAACTGGCCGCTTCGCGCCCGTCAGCAGTTTTCTCATAAAAGCCGACCGGCAGCGTGGCAATGGTTTCGGAAAGCAGGCGCACACACGACCAGACTGCTGACAGCTGGAGCGCTTTATCCACGGTGACTGATTTTCCGGAGGCGGTTTCTCCCCCGGCGTATGCCGACCAGAATTCGCTGTCGGTCAGGGAAACAGGTATGCCAAGCCACCGGCGAAGCGCACTTTTCATCCGGCCCGGCTTTTTCTCTTTATTCATGGTGACTCACACTATGATGGGATTACTGAAGAAGTCATCGATATCGCCATTGTCATCTTCATAACCTTCGGCGGCACCGATAGCCATGGCTGACGACACCACGCCGTCTATACGGCCAGTGCTTTTCTTTTTGGCAAAAATACGGTTTTCTTTCTGATCTGCTTCTGTTACAGCTGAAGCGGCATTCCAGCGCAGACAGGGATTGGTCTTTATCGCAACAGATGACTCGTCGAGCATACCTTCAAACAGCTCGATTGAGTGCGGCATCCACAGCCCTGACTCCTGCGCCTTGTAATATCCCTGTCCGTGCGGGATAAGCGGAACCGCAACGGCGGCCTGTTCCAGTTCCGGCTCAAGATATTTAATCCGGTACTGGTCAAACGCGATGGCCTTTATAAAAAACTGCTGGGAAAGGTCAGCGATGCGCTCAGCAACGAAACCGTACTTCACCGCCTTGCCCGGAGTGGTATGAATAAAGCCATTTCGTTCCCAGGCATCGTAGGGAACACGGTCTGTTTTAGCGCGATCGGCAAGCGTGTCTTTTGGCGTCCAGAATTCCACCAGCAGTTTCCGTTGCTTCGGAAAGAAAAGCGCCAGCGCGGTAAGGTCACGGCTGCCGGAAAGATCGAGGCCGCCATAACATTCTTCTCCCTGTAGTTCGGCAGGATCGAAATTCTCTTCACAGCCCATCCAGACATCGCTGCTCATCCAGGGATTATCAGCATCCACCCACTGACAGAAATTAAGCCGCCTGACGATGCTCTCTTTCGCCGGCATACCGCGTGCCTGGGTGACCTGCTCACGCAGATAGCGCTCCGTAAAGGTGTGTCCCAGCGACGGGTTGGCTTTCTTCCAGCAGGATTCATCTTTGAGGGGATCTTCACCCTCATCAAGCGAGCAGATAAAGGAAAAGAAGCTGTCATCCTCAACTGATCCTTCTGCAACCTTGCGACCATATTCGTGGTAGTCATAGCAGACGCTGGTTTTATCATGCCCGCTGTTGGTTATCATAAAAATCAGTGCCTGACGCCGCCCCTTGGTCCCGGCGCGCATCATTTCAACAACCTGGTTATTTTTATGCTCGTGAATCTCATCAATTAGCGCACAGTGCGGCCGCGGGCCCGACTGGCCGTCGTCTGAACTTATGGGGCGAAAAAAGGAACCTGCCTGTAAGAAAGCCAGATTCCACTCCTTACCAGCACCACCGGACTTGTTGATCCGCTGCGCGAGCGCCGGAGACTGGTCAACCATTGCCACCGCATCACGGAAAAGGATCATTGCCTGGTCTTTTTTCGTCGCCGCTGCATACACTTCGGCGCGGGGCTCTTTATCGGCTACGAGACAGTAAAGCCCGACGCCGCCCGCCAGTGGCGACTTGCCTGAACCTTTTCCTGATTCCACATAGACCATCCTGAACCGACGGTAGCCTTCACTGTTTTTCCAGCCGAATATTGAGCCAATAATAAAGCACTGCCATGGCAACAGGTTAAACGGTTTCCCTTCATAGTCCCCGCCGTTGAGCTTCAGGACTTTTGCAAAAAAGTCGATCGCCCGCTGCGCAGCCTCTGTATCCCAGCGCAGCCCGCGCGCGTGGGAGGATTTCAGATCGGCCAGGTGACGCTTGCAGGCATTACGAATATCCGGACCGGCCATTTCTTTCCCGGACGTGACGTCCATCGCGTACTGCGTGGCCGGGTCAACCGAAGAACTGATTGAGCGGGTCTTCTTCTTTTTCTCCACCATCAACTTTCACCTTCGTCCTGGCGGCAGGGGTAAGGCCGAATTCAACCAGGTAACTTTTAAAGCGGCGATCCGCATCGGCCAGCATGGCCACCGCCGGATTGGCCTTAATCAAAAAACCGCCGTCAGTCTGCACGGTATAGGTCCGCCCTTCGTCAGCGATGGTCAGACGTAACTGCAGAATGTCGGCGTAAATATCGCATAGGCGCTCGAGCGCCAGCGTATCTGCAACGGTGAGAACCCCCATGCCATCAAGCAGCACGGTCAGTTTTCCCCACGCCACCTTTCCCCAGTCAGTAAGATGAGCGGGCGGACTGGGTATTTCTCTGACGGGCGCAGGTTCTTTGTCGTTGAGTTTTCGTTTGCCCGGATTGCCGGTAACCACTTTGAGGTGGGTCGGTTTCGGGCGTCGTCCTGCCATCGGAACCTCCCGGAAAAAAACTTTTCATTTCGCGGTTGTGCGTAAAAAGGACTGGCGGCGGTCATGCGAACTCAGGGTTCTGAAGTTTTGACCCGCCCTCCCCCCCATCATGACGCAAATGATAGCCACTCTCATTTGAGCCAGTGTGATGCCGGATCGAGGGGGATGCCGTTTTCATCACATCCAATGATGATGCCGCGCTTCTCCATCCGCTGTTTGGTTGAGTCATGGTGCTGCTTGCAGAGCCCCTGCCAGTTTCTGCGGCTCCAGAAAAGCTTCTGGGCCTTTGCGATCGCGACAGAGTCCCCGGCGTTCAGTGCTTCTTTTAGCCTGTGAGGAATGATGTGATCAACCACCGTTGCAGCCGTCACTCTGCCCTGCTCCTGGCACATGGCGCAGAGCGGATGAAGGCGCAGAAAGGCAATGCGCTCCTTATCCCATTTACTGCCATAGATGCGTGGCTCTGGCTTCATAGCAGCCTCCATGCCCGGCGTCGCTCAGTACGTGGCACTGCGTCAGGATGATGCTCAACCGGTTCACCGTCAGCATGGTCCACCAGCGACCAGCAGGGGTATATAACTGAACCGCCATACGCATCACCCACAGCAAAGTCTGCTGACTTGTTGCTGTCCCATCGTGCCAGCACCCTGTCAATGTGCTGCGGCGGTACGCTGTAGCAGACGCCGTGTATAAGGCGAGGCAGCATGATGTAGTCGCTGCGCACCCGGTCAGCCTTAATCAGCTGTTCCGCTATCTGCATCTGATACTGAGGCGGGCGTCCGGTACCGAGATAAAAGCTCAGCATGTCCTCAGGAAAACGGGCCAGCCAGTCAGTAACAAACCTGACGAAACCACTCACCGGTTGTGCGTCGTCTTCCAGCACCACTACACGGCAAGACTGCTCAGCAGACCATGTAAGCGCGCGTCGGTGATTCCAGTTCGCGCCGTGATTCTCTTCATCGAGAAGAATGTGCGCGCCAATACTCATGGCCAGCGTTTCAGCCTGTTGTCGCCTGACGTGATGGCCAACAACACAGAACTTAATATCTGTCTGCATCATTATGGGTAAACACCTTATTTCTGGCCTGTCGTGCAACCTCAGCGGCTTCATGCTTACAGTCAAAGTAACCTAGGTGATGACTGGTCCCATGCTCTTTATAGTGAGCACACCATTTCTTCATATCCCGATTCCAAGTAACACCACGAAATCCTGAAGCAGAGGAGTGACGATGCCTGTTTTCAGCGTTTTGTTTTGGTGTTGCGATTCGAAGATGTTTTGGGTTGACGCAAAGGGTGTTATGGCAGGTATGGTCAATCAAATATCCGTCTGGGATAGGTCCATTGCAAAGTTCCCATGAAGCTCGGTGTGCAAGAATCATCTTTCCAGGCCCGCCAGCAGTAACTCCGGCTTTCAAATGCCCGTAAAATAAATATTTCCCACCGCCTATAGGACTCTTTCGCTTAGCCGCATTCCAGATCCAGCATTCATCTGGAGAAGCAACAACGACCTTTTCCCAGAATCTTTCACTGAAAGTTCTGGTCTTTTTCGTATCAGCCTATTTGTGTTTAAACCAGGCGCATTCTTTGCCAATACCATCAGTCTTAAAAACAGTATGGATAGCAGGACCGGTGACAATACGATCGCCAAACGATTTAGCGACGATGCCAAAAGCGATCATGTCCCCCACCGCAGCGCCAGCCTGTTCTTTCTTCCAGAATCGATAACTCTCGATTCGGTAGTAGAGGCGGATGATGCCATGGGCGAATGCCATCACATCTGCGCGAGTTCCACCCAGAAGCCCGGCATTGAGCATCACATCATTACGATTCTGATCGAGAAACTCCTGATAAATGCGCTCCGGATGATTCCGCTTTGCCCAGGCGTCAGCATATGTCTTCGGTTCTGATCCTACATAAATCTTGCCGGGTTCCATTTCATCCCACGGCGCGCTAAGCATTTCGACATCGGTACCATCGGTGCACCAGACAAACCGATACTCAGGGTGATCGCGCAGGTGCTGCCAGATATGCAGCCAGCGCCGGAAGTAGACATTCATCTTCACGTCAGGAACGCGGTAAAGCTCAACATCTGCCGGGGCCGTTTGAAGTTCATCCACCAGCGCGATACGCCCACACTGGCGAAGCGAAGCCGCCCAGTTGACCAGTATGTCAGGCGAGGCTGTCATTTTCGAACCGCGCTGCGGATCCGGCTGGCTGGTCAGTAAACTAGTGATCACCACATCGCGCTGCTGCCTATATTCGGCGTAACCGGTATAGCCGCTGTCACGTCTATCGTTGTGAATGCAAACGTTGCGCTTAACCTGCTCTTCACGATCCGAACGCGGCACCGAACGTTCAACCTGCTCGTGTTCGTCCAGTGAATAAATAAGCTTATCCGAGCCAACCACATCGGCGAACGCCCATGTAGTCAGGGCTGCATTATGAATGCGCAGGGCAAGATCGCTATGCTCATACATACCGCGGCCGTAAATCGGATCGAATCCACCGACCTTCTCTATGGCGCTGCGGTGGTAATACAGCATGACGCCACGCTGCCCTGTATAAGCAACATGCCGATCGTCACGGTAAAGAATCGCGAGGTCATTCAGCTTGCGTGGGCCAGCCAGATCAAGAAACTGGTAAGACAGGTGCGGCTCTGGTGATTCGATGTATGGCAGATGCCAGTTATCTGCAATGGGCCAGGCGTCATCGTCCCACAAAAAAAGGTGGTCACAACCTGCATCCATCAGCGCGGTTAAGCTGGCGTTCTTCGACGCAACAATGCCAAGCGATGTTTCATGCCTAAGCAGCCGCACTCCTTCAGGCACTACCACTGCAGGTTTCGAACCATCATCGATCACTACCACCAGCGCGCCGGACGGTAAATACTGTTGATGGTGAGTAAAAGCACGACTTAGAACGTTAGCGCGGTTGTGCGTTGTTATGGCAATCCCGATTCGGGCTGGTGAATTACCGGCAGGTGCATACGGGACACCATCAATAGTGACCTGCATATTTACTCCATTAAAAAAGCCACTGGCAAATGCCCGTGGCTCGCAATTTTAATATTTAAGGCTTTGTCGAAATGGCATTCGCCTCGCTTATGGGATATTTCCCATGCCAAATGCTTAAGATAAATTTAGATGGAGGATATAACGAATATGCTTTGCATACCCTCATGAGAATATCGGGCTTCCTGCTCATGAGGGTTTCTTTTTTTGACATATCAAAAATATCCATCTATTAAAATCACGATCGATTTTAAGGATATGACAAAAGCCAGCGTCGAACTTTCATTCGTCAAAATAGTTACAAAAGAGTATTGGCTGCCTCAACTATCTCGTGCGAGTTTAGCTCTCTATCTGCGGCAACGTAGATCTCAATATGAGGGCCAGCTACTAAATGAATGCCAGCAAACATAATCTTCAAATTAGCTTCTCTTCCGCAACTGTATTCTCGATTTATGAGTGTTGCACCGTCTACCACATCTTCTACGACTGCGGGTAGTGAATTGAAAAACACTAATACTTTTTTCATAAAGCAAAAGCCTATTTGAGGAGAAAAGGCCACGCATTGCGTGGCCTTTGTTTAAGCTTACCTGGACTTATGTACAGTTAAACACAGGAGCCACCTGATGCATCCCCGCGCGGCCAGCTAACCGGGCTCTGTAACTAGTGTTTACTTGAAAACAGAACTTACATCAATCATAGCATTTAATAGGTTTTACCGATCCAACAAAGACTTACGATCGCTAAAACCGATTAATATAGGGAATATATCCTCTTTCCGATACCATATAGCGCCAAAGCGATATATAAAACCACAAAATACAATTTAAATTAGATTTAAATTCTAAAATTTTAAAAAAACATGGAGCCAAAATCCATTTTTTGATGATTAAGCGAAAAAATTCGTTAGAAGATGATAGTTTTTATTCAAAAATCCTTAACTGTGCTTGAACTATTTTTCGTTCCGTTGAATGGAATGAGATTTGGTGATTAAAATATTTTCGAGAGCTTACATAAGCGTCTGTTCAAAAGATTAAACTAGAAGTAGAAATTATCCTTAGGGGTAGATAGTGCTGCTGTTGTGCTTATGTCTGATAAATACCATAACGAGGAAAAAATATTTCTTGTGCATTTTTCCACCGCTTACGCTTGTTGTATCACAGTAACACGCCATACTCAGTGCTCTGCCAGCCCAGGGGTAGAATCACAATGTCTGAACGTTGTTGTCATAATTATAAAAAAGTCTCATGATCTTTTCTGACTAGCCCTCCAGATGGAGGGTTTTTTTTATCTCAGATACTGCGTTTTGATATAGTCCTGTCAGTAAACAACCTGCTTCGTTACTGTTTCGATTCGACTCTGAGGGAAAAATAATCGTGTCCGTAATTGTCAACTTTAACAGGCCACTACTTTCTTGTTAGGCATACATTAGTAACCCATCCCCGCAATAAAAATTTTTTAAAGACCAAGAGTGGTGATGAAGTCGCAGAGATTACTACTATCAGGATCATCAATTTAATGAATCGGCAACAGTGAATTTGTGATTAGTTAAAGTTGTCTGCTCCTGCTATAACATTCTTGAAGGATACTACTTATCACATGAAACATCTTTTTACTGGCAGCTACGATGTCGCGGCTGCCACTTTTTATTTAAGCTTCCCCAGAATCTTGCCCCATTATCACCTCAGTTAACACACTGACTCTTGATGTAATCCTGCAGATACTTCACTTGCCCGGTGATAGTTCCGATTGCGTCCCGGAGACGCCAATAATCCCGTTCAGCATCCCCTGTAAGTTTGGGGGTGGTAGCATCGCCCAGGCCGCTGGCGAAGGACGTTCCGTTTCTGGAGCAGGTGGCGTTGAGCTGCAACCGACGCTTGCCAGCAGCAACATCGCGCTCAAACTGAGCAATAGTGGCTTTCGCATTTTCCAGTTCTCTGGTGTATTTGGCATCGAGCGCGGCCACGTCACGCTGGCGCGTACGCATGTCGATAATCGTGTCTTTCGCCAGGTTAAGTGCGCTGGTGGCCTTGTCACGCTGATCTTTGTAGGCAACAGCGTTATCGCGGAAGTGGTTAACTAAGAACGCCTGCGCACCTATCACTGCGGCAACCAGCAAGGGCAGCCAGAGCTTTTTCCCCAGCGCTGTGAATGTTTCGATCATGATGTTGGCTCGCTGACTTTGCCACCAGCAGCTTTGAACCTGGCGATCAGGTTATCGGCCTTATGTTCGAACTGGCCGTAACCCGCCCCGGGAAGAGATGCCCAGATATTGCTGCAACGGTCGATGGCCTGACGAATATCACCCTTATCAATGAGCGGTAACGCTCCACGCTCTTTTATTTGCTGCAGTGCCACTGCATCCTGGCTGGCAGGGGAGAAATCATTCAGGCCGAGCTGTATGCGGTACGCATCTCAGTAGCGGGACAGGAGCTGATAGCGACCAGCAGCCGAGGATCTTAGTTTCGGGTTAAGCGTAACCAGTTTGCGGGGGTGATCGGCATAGCTGGTAAACAGCGAACCACCCACAATCACGTCATAACCACGATTGCGCGTGGGTTGTCCAGGTTTGTCGGTGCCTTCTGACCATGCCAGCATATCCAGAAAGGCTTGAAGCTGCTTATTTAAAGTCTGCATTATTCCGGCCTCAGTACCTGGAACAGCTGCGCCACATTACCCCGAGCTCTGAACACGGCGGCGCAGATGATTAAGTTGATAGTGACGGTCGCCCAGTGGGCATGGAAATAAAAATCGAACATGAAGCGGAACGGCACCGAGGCATAAGCCAGGATGATCAGGTACGCGAGCCAGGACGCCCACCAGTTATGTTTGCCGCCCGGTTTACGGAACATCATAAGGCGCAGAACAATCGCGGTGCATGTCATTACGTTGGTCAGCACCAGAGGATCACTTATTACCATTGGTTCCTCCTCTCCACCTCTGCAGAAGCGTCAACGGATCCTGCTCACTGAAAAACGTGAGTGCCTTGATAGCAACGGCGGACAGGAGCACAGCGCCCAGCGCATCAAGCGGCTTGTCGTTGTAGCTGGTCATACTGGCGAGGATGGATCCCACCAGCCCTGAACCGTATACCCCCGCAAAATAGGAAACGATGAAGTATGCTGATCGACGGATAATCGTTAGATCTGCTGCTGTAGCCACGTAGAAAACGGCACCAGCGAACGCGCCGAACACGACACCATAATCAGTGCCGGTCAGCAGTCCATACAGGCTGGCACCGGTTAAGGCGCTCGCAGCTGCAACAGACCCGGATACAGGTTCGGACATTTAGCCCCCTCGTCATTGCTGTGGATCCTCTCAGATGAGGGGAAATAAAAAAGGCCCCCGTAAGGGAGCCTCGAAAAGACCTAGAATTTAGAGTGGCGGCTCAAGTGGGCCTTGTAGGACCTCGACTTCGCCGTTGTTGCACAAGTCGTCACTACGAGTCATGTGCCATATGCCTGAAACTATAGTGCCGGTCACGATGTCATCAACCGGCTCATCAGTGTAGTAAGCCACCTGAACAATACCGTTATGTCGTACCCAGTAAAATCCTTCTCTCATAGTTGAAGGTCCGTTTGATTGAGACAGAGAGTAAAGCCGCTTTACAGCCTCAGGACATGAAGCCTTATTGTATAGACTGTGGTGCCGGGTGCCTCCCGGTGAGCCTGCGCCAGTACACAGAACCCGCGATGCATATGTGCATATCCTGGATCGCCCCACCGCACAGGGGGATTCACCACATCAATACGTTAATTCCAATACATCCGTTCAGTCAATGGTCCGCCATCGGGGAATTGAACCCCGAACCGCAGAGGCAAATCTCTGCGTGCCCTCCCTTTGAGCTAATGGCGGAAAAAAAAGACCAGCGGTTGGCGTCGCTGGTCAAGGATGAGAGGTGGCCGTTACTGTCATAACTGTCTCATCATAATAGTACTGCCATGTGTACTCTTTTATTCGTTTTGAATAATAGCCAGTGGCAGAATTTGACGAAAATACCAGAATGAGTTTTTTTCTAAAATCAGACTTTAATCACACTCTTTCAGAGGCACCAGGGGATGCATTTTGCACAGTATAATTTACTTACTTTTATAAGAGGTCAGTGGACGCCAGCGAGTTTGCTCATATTGAACTTTTCTCTACCCTCAGCTCTGGGAAGAGTCATGAGCGAAAGGTAGGATCCCAAGTCGCCGTTAAACACGCCCATCAGTTGGTTTTATACCTAAAATAAAAAAGACTGTGCAGAGCATGAAAGAGGCCAAGCGTGTATGCTTGAATGTATGTATTGATAATGCGGGACAGGCGTCATGTTTAGTTTTTCTTCGAGCGAATTTGCCATAAACGATGTAGACAGGGTTATAGGTAGTGCTGTCTGTGACATTATCCAGTCAGGCGTAGTGGACCACATAACGCCCAAAATGCTGATTCAGCACCTCACTCACAAGTACGTACATATTTACGATACCTGCTCTTCGGTCAGAGAAGCTTTGATATACGAATCAGCGATAAAAATATTAGAAAATTCAAAGGATAGATGTAGAGCTTTATGATTAATAGCACTTTGACAAAGGCCGCATGATACCGACCTTTTACATAGTGTTATTTAGTTGCTTTAACAAGCGGCCAGAGTAATACGATAACTCCGGCCACCAGCACACCGTCTGCCAGGATCGACATCATCTTTCCTGTGAAGTCGATGGCCACAACCAGGAACAGCAGTACCGCGGCGGCGGCCCAGCGAAGCTTGCCGATCAAAGGTACTGATCCAGAGGAAGCTGCAGCGCCTGTGCGATTTTCTTCAACTGCGCCTCTTCTTCTTCGCCGATCCCATCATGATCGGCAATGTCCAGGCAGAGACAAAGAACGTTAACCGCATCGTCAGTACCAGCCACGTCTGCCAGTTCACGCAGTGCCTGGGCATTAGCAGAACGCGGCGATGCTTCATAACGTGCGCGAATGTTGCTGCTCATCTGCGCGATCTCACCGGCGAACGGCGCGAATGCAGGTAATGCTGAGATGGTTTTCTCGAGTACGGCGATTTCTTTCGCGTCACAGGTACCGTCTGCATAAGCAATGGAGTATGCGCCCCACACAGTCGCTTCGACCGCATCGCGATTTTCCATTTTCTTTACTTCGACAACGGCTTTATGGGCTTTCTTTTTGAAGATACCAAACATAGTGACTTTCCTTTTAGGGGGTGAGCCAGCGCTCAGAAATGGTCAGCCCACAGAGACGGTCACACCGACCATCACTCTGGCTCACCTCTGAAAGGCTCTGTGGTAGAAGTGCGCCGAGCGTGGCGCGGAAATGAAAAAACCCCGCCAAAGCGAGGTTTTAAAAGAGTTTTAAGTCCGTGATGTAGAAACCACTCTTAACACAGTAATTGATAAAATGCGGACCGCGCTAGAGATTTTTTAAACTTTTTCTTATATCTTTGGGATACCAGCGCGGTAGCCATAATTAAGGTTACTACTCATTTAACGGTTGAACGTCAGCCATGGTTATATGTTGAGGGTGTAAGGGATGATAAAACAGAGCCGTACAAAAACCATTTATTACAAAAGAGCCGCGATGAGCAATTGTGACTCGGACCTTCAAAGCATATTAGAATCAATAATCGCTGCTGATGGTACGGCCCCAAAAGTAGGTATGAGAAGAGAGCAGGTATCGCCTTCATCAAGTGATAGCGGTTACAGAGTTATTAACAGAAGCAACACATTTCAAACAATCCTTTTTGGACAGCTTATTTTATTTGAACAGGGCAAAAGCCAAGCATTGATGACAATAAGTGATGATGCTGCGTTTTACGACATAAACGCTATAACATCACAACAAATAAAACTTGAAGCTGACAGCAATATCACCGAAGAAGAAAAGCAAAAAATTAAGAGGGAGTTTATTGATTCCATTCTCTACTTTGGTGTTTTAAAAAACCATATAATGATTGTGCAATCTAGTTCTTTACGCACAAAGGATCTTGAAACTCATTTAAACTGGTTAATTCATAGCTTTGGAAACTCATTCTCAAATGACAGCATATTAATCCTCAAAGACAAGCCTACTGAAGAGACAATAAAGAAGCTTGAAAAAACCCCAGTCAAAAAAATTAACCTTGGTAGCGTGCCAATCAAAAGTAAGACAGACGATGGTTCTGTCCAGATTCAGCATACTACTAATCCTAGCGCTGAAAAAGGAATACAGAAGGTTAGAAAAATGAAGTTTCTTCCTGTGGGAAGAGGTGGGAGCATTCTAAAAGCAGCATTTGGCGAGTCATGGTTTAGTGAACTAAAATTAGAAGACTCTCTTGATGAAGCCAACTTACAAGTAAATTTGGAAATTACTTATTTACGCAAGACCAATGATGACGGTCAGTTATTGATGGACACACTTGCCACCTCTATACGGAATATGGACGATGAGGATGTCGAGATATTCCTTCAGGGTGGAGGAACAATAAAGGGTGGCGATTTAAGACTGTCGGGGAATGTAAGTGTTCAATATAGTGATGGACTTATTGATGAAAATCATTTATATTTGCAAATGCATAAATGGCTGCATTCAAAGATAGGTGCAGGCGAAATTAATAACAAGTAACAAAGGAGGCTAAATATGAACTTTAAATATTTTCTAATAAAGCTCATTTTAGCCTTTTCTAGCGGTTCATTCTTTTTTTATCTTGTATCAAGTAAAATAAAATTTGAATCCGCCTCTACCCCATGGATTATGCTTACACTGCTACTTATCCCATGTGGATATTGTATTCAGGCGCTTTTTAAGTTACCGGAGGCGGATGAGCACCCATCACTTACTAATGATGAATTACGTCGATTAAGGCCTATCATACGCACTAAGAAACGAAGGCTGTCTTTTCTTTTTTCATATTATCTTTTTTCAGCAACTACTGTTGCATTAGGTTTTTTTAGTGTGCCAACAAAATCTTCAGCGTTTGAATCTGTATTTATTTTGACAGGCGGCCTGCTAATTTCCTCTTTGTATTCATTTGTATATATTAGAGATAATATGGATGAAATTCAAAGGTTTAAAAGCAAGTTAATCCATAGGGCCGAAGCAGCGAAAGAGAAAAAATCATTACTTGATAGTATTACTAGAAAGCCCGACTAGCGGGCTGCGCGTGAATTTATTTAAGAAAAATGAATATCCATATCGAGTGTTATATCTAGCATAGCCAAGCAGCCATCAACAAATCCCTCAGCCATTTGCATCTCTATACGTATCAACTTTTCATCCTTTTTCCTAGCTTTAGCTATCTTACGCTTGGAAATTCCATACAAATAATGAGCAACTAATAGAGAATGCTCATAAGGTTTCTTTTTTTGAAGGCGAGCCAAGCAACCTTCAATTATCAGAGCGTCATCATCTGTACAGGAAAGACGAGTTTTGCTTGTTTGTGGTAAAAGCCCCTTAAACCCGGCGGCAACGGGCGAATAATCCACTCCTGAATGATCACCTGCCGCCCAACCACCCCAAAGCTCCAGAACCCTTTGAATATCACGCATCAACTCCCTCCACTTAATTATGCCAGTACACCGATCGCCAGCGCGCGGTCTAATGTCTTCAGCAGCAGCTCAGGCTGCGTGCCATATTTTTCTTCAAACGCCTTCATGCCAGCGTGCAATTCATCGTGATGCGCTCTGCACAGCGGTATCACGAACAGATCATGCGCTTTGGTGCCCATTCCACCCAGGCCATAGCCGATCACGTGATGCGGATCGTCAGCAGGATTGCCGCAGCATGCACAAGGCTGGTGTTTCGCCCAGCGGGTATATTTTTGGTTTTCCCATCGCTTACGCTTAAAAATACTCATCAGTGATTCCGGGGATTCCGGATCGACGCGCAGCGCCAGCACCTGCTTCGCCTTTTCCTCAATGATGCTGGTGGCCGCCGGTGCCGGTACCAGCTCGCTTTCGCGATACACCGACGGAATGGTCGCCGCCGGCAGGCGCAATGCATGACGCGCCAGCTCTTCGGGAATAACCTCAGCCAGATCGTTACGCACCAGCCACCAGCACAACTCCGGGATCGTCAGCTGGTGAGTGTCATCAAAGCCCAGAGCCATGCGCACGAACTCAATGATCCACTGCGCCAGGTTCGTCCGGGCGATGCCCGCCAGGCGCTCAGTGAACTGGCCGCGCAATGTGTTATCGCAGTGCCAGCAGACGCGGATCACGCCGGGCGCATGATGAAATGCCGTCACGTTTTCCATATGGTAGGTGCCGTGCGGGTACTGGCATTCGCCGCCACGCATCAGCCAGTTTTCCAGACCGGACATGCCGCCGGCGCGCGCGATCACCTTCTCGTGCTCAAAGACAGATACCAGCATCGGATCTTCTGCCAGCGGCTGGGAGGCGGGCGGGATTTGTCCGGAGGGTAACCCGGCCAGACGTTCCGGTTCGTTCTCCAGCAGCATGCGCCCGCGGCTGAAGTGCGCCAGCAAGTCAGCTCCGGGACGGAACATCACCACACCCAGCTCCCGGACAACGACCGGTTTGAGCAGTGCCCTCATGCCGCTTTTCCTTTCGCCAGATGTTCAGCCCACAGGCCGCCGATCCACTTGATGCCTTTTGCCGTAAAGCGCGCTTGGCTGAATGCATGATTGGTGGTTGCTGAAGTGCCGGTTTTAACTTCGAACCGACCGAGATCGATATGCTGATGATGAGGTGTCAGCGTGCCCGCCAGCCGGTACATGATGTTGTTATCGATCAGGAACAGGCGGAACTCAGGCTCTTTGGCGCAGAGCAGTTTCGCCACCTGACGAAACGACATGGATCCGCTGGCAGTACAGTAGCGATCAACAAACTCTACCTTTGGCGCCGCGGCGGCCAGCTCTGCCGTCAGCTTCTGCTTTTCTTCTGCCAGATCCGCAGCAAGGCGAAGCGCATCAGGCAGAGATTGTGGCACAGGGATTTGCTGCGTCTGTTCGAGCTCCTGCCAGCGGTCAACCAGTCGCGCGGTAAATTCTGGTGACAGCTGCGCCACAACAACATAACTGTCACGCTTGTTCACCAGATAAACAGATACCGTTTGATTGAGGTGATTTTTAACATCCGCCAGTGGCGGAAGTTGAATAATGCTCCGCTCAGCCAGGCGTTCGATTGAGCGCTTCACATCGTCGTGGCGAGACTCCACCAGATCAGCAATTTCACGGCTGGACATCGTCAGCGCGCTGGTTACGTTGATTAGCTCGTTCATGCTCTTCTCCACTTATTCGGCGACTGCACTCGCCACGGTTTCAAATTTGCTGATCGTGATTTCTACCCTTCCCTTCTTTATCACTGGCCCCCATTCCACCAGCATTCGTTTAACCTGACTGTCGTCCTCCCAGACACCAGCGTGCGTCAGCGCGTCGAACAGCGCTTTGTTGTAGTTGTCGATGTCCCGGCGTCGGGCGTCCGGCGGGTACAGCATGATTTCAACCGCAGCGGCTTCCACCGACGGTTTAGGTAAGCGGCGCAACTGCTCAATGATCGCCGCGCATGCATCGCTCTGATATTTGCGCCCGGCGGCGCTGATGAGATGGCGCCCGGCCAGCGGCCCCTTATTCGGGGCGCGCCAGTATGTGTTAACACTCGGCGGGAACGGCAGCGTCAGTTTCATACGGCAACCCCGCGCATTTCGAGAAAGGCGATCGCTTCTTCCCGGGCATCCTGATCACCAGCCACCAGCGAGCGCAGCAGTGATATAGCCTCATCCTCTGCGCTCTGGCTGTTTATCGAGATGCCCCGGCTGACGCCCGGCACCAGGGTGATCGCACCTTTGCGCTGGAGAGCACGTAACATTTCAGTGGCCGCGTTCGGTGACGATGCCCCCATCAGGTCGGCAACTTCTTTTTGCGATGGCGGGTAGCCGTGCGCTTTCTGGAAAGCCACCAGCAGATCGAACACTTCGCGCTGGCGAACGGTTAAAGGTTTATTTCCCACTGTTAATCCCTCCGAGAACGGCAACAATGTCGTTTGCGGTTTCACGCGTGCTGCTTTTGCTGGATATTGAGCGGCGGGCGCGAACGTGATGCAGCGTGAAGCCATGCTGCGCGTAAAGCTCGGTGATACGTGGTGCGCTGGAGTTACTGATCACAACTGCGGAGCCACGCTGGTGGGCGGCAACGCAACACTCTGCCAGCGCGACCTGATCGTCCCAGTTAAACCCGCCAGGAGCGTAGTTCGTGAAACCGTTGGTGCCGGGTAAAGGCTCGTAAGGTGGATCGCAGTAAACGACATCACCCTCACTCGCAAGCGACAGTGTGCGGCGATAGCCCGCGCTCATGAATACGCAGTTATGCGCCAGTGCTGTAAACGCCTCGATCTCCTTTTCCGGGAAATACGGATTAGGGTACTTACCCCAACCGACGTTAAATTTACCTGCGAGGTTGTACCGGATCAGCCCGTTAAAGCAGTGGCGATTCAGGTACAGGAAAGCGGCGGCGCGCTCCGGCCCGCCCAGCAGCTGCGCGTTGAACTCGTCAGCGACAGCAGCATAACCTTCGGCGCTGTTCAAAGAGCCAAACAGCAGGCGGGCATGCCGTAATACTGCCTCCGGAGCTACGGCCAGCATCTGATAAAGGTGGATCAGGTCCGCATTAACATCTGCCAGCAGGAAGGAGCTGTGCTTATCGGAATTGATGAACACAGATCCACCACCAACAAACGGCTCAATAAGACGCAGGCCGGCAGGGATCAGGCGATCAATATCAGGTAACTGGTGGTATTTGCCACCAGCCCATTTCAGGAACGGACGCCGCCATACACGGCGGGCTGCCAGCTGAGGTGTATCAGTGCCGCACTCATTGGCCAGAGACATCAGTTGTCCCCTACATAGTGACCGGCAACCTGTCCGGCATCCGGCTTACCCCGGGTCATTCCACTCAGGCAGCGCGCCCGGCGTTTACGGTACTTTTCACGATCTGCATTTACGGTTGCTGCGTCATATGCCTGGAGCCACAGCGTTGCAGCACGACGCCACTGTCGCTTTTTCTCCAGCTCAACAGCTCGCTTTTCGAGCGCTGCCAGCACGCTATTACTGTTCAATCCCTGCTGATCGACCATATAGCGGAAGCCATCTGCGCTCTCTACGCGCTGTATTTTTCCAGTCTGCCAGAGATTTTCGACCGCCCCGAAGGCGGTACTTTTGTTTATATGGGGCAGCGCAGCGGCGACCTCTGAGGGCAACACGCCAGGGTTGTTTTTGATGTATTCAAGTACCTTCGAAATGTTACTCATCCACGGAAACCCTCTGGAATCTGGGTATAATCAACATCGTTGTAGCTGGCCCGTGCCACCATGGTGCTGACCCATTGCCCGTTTTCACGAACCGGGCGCCCGGCTTTTTCCCAGCTCGTAGCTGCCTGGAGATAAGCCGGGAATTTTGTCGGCTGAAACAGCGTGGCCGGACGAAGGTATTCCGCCATTTTCAGGTCCTCGCCCCACTTCGCCGTGCTGTAGTCAACAACCAGAACCAGTTCTTCACGGGTAAAGCCCTCACCCAGCCGGGCGCGGATGTTCTCGAGCGAGGATTTGCAGACCTGGTACCGGGATCCTTTTTTTTGGTTCAGGTGGGTTAAAACATGTTTGGCCTGATCAGTGATTAAAACTTCACGGTCGGGTTGCCCCGCAACCTGACAAGAGGGTTTTGGTTTTACTTGTGGATCTGTAGTTGATTTTACTGACGGATCCCCGCCAGATTCTGACGGGTCAAAACTGCCGCCAGCCCTGTTTTTTGATGCCTCAAATTTTGATGGGTCAGATTCTGATGCATCAGATTTTGATGCGTCAGAATTTGACGGGTCAGAATCTGACAGGTGAGAGAATGCAGCGGCCTGGAGCTTTGCCACGTTCAGCTGATAGACGTTCGATGCATTGCGGTTTCCCTGCCGGCGCTGTTTACGCGAAAGCCAGTTGTCTTTTTCCAGCTGCGCGATCGCGGTGCGCACGGTGCTTTCGCCCGCCCCAATCTGACGGGCAATGGTGCCGATGGAAGGCCAGCTGATACCCTCGTCGTTACTGAAGTCAGCCAGTCGGGCCATAATCGCCACGCTGGAGAGCTTCATGCCTGAAGCGGCGCATGCATCCCAGACGTAGCCGGTTAATTTAGTGCTCATGATCGCTCTCTATTTCCCTGAACTTTCGCTGGAACTGTTCGAGCGGGCTGAAACATTCGCCGTACTCATAACCTTTTCGCAGAAAGATAACGCGCCGGGTTTCTGGCTCCCATCTGATGACCTGGACGGGAATACCGTGGTGGTCTTTGAACCATCGGTTGAGTTCACGCATAACGCTTTCGCCCTCCGGTAATACACACCCACGATTGCCCGCGCGCGGCTGTGGTTACACGCCACCCAACGGTTTGATATTCTGCGTTCATACCGAAACAGCGGCTGTCCCGGCACCGGGATCATCCGCAGTTGCGGTAAGCGGCAAATAGCCGTTAAACTGTTCATGCGTTAGTTCTCCACACGTTTACGAAACGCCACGGCGCCCGGAGCTGCACACTCGCGGGCGTCACTCTTTTCTGGCGCGCAGAAAATCCGGTACAGCAGCGTCAAATGCTCCTGCCACTTCGCCATAACCTGATAACTGTTCTCTTCGATTTGAGCGCGTTCCGCCTGGTCAATGACACCGTCAGCTGTCGCCTTGCGAACGTATGACGAGTGCTTGCCGATCCACTCGATAGATTCCATCAGACGCTGATTAATATCGGCGTTGTCCACGTCTTCAATTTCCACCAGCGGTACGTTCACGCTATTTGACTGGCGAGAAACGGCATCAGCGATGAATTTCTTACCGCTCGCCTGCTGGAGGACCATTGCCCAGCCCATCGGGAAGATCTGATCGCCACCTGCACGCAGACGGTTGAACAATGCATCTTCTGTAACGCCCAGCCATTCAGCTGCTTCGGCATATCCGCCTGGCAATTCTGATATGGTTTTTTTGATGGCGGCCACCAGCCATGCGGGCTGCTTTTCTACCTGCCAGTGTTTGTTATCCACGGTTAACCCCTTAATACTGTGGTTACTTTTGTTAGTGCTGAAGGTTAAAGTTTCGGGTAGATGTCAGGTCGTAAATCAGATTTGGTAATTGCACCTGCAGTGATTTCTTCGAGCTTTTTGGCAAGCGCGAAACCTGCCTTTTTGTAGCCATTAAAAACCAAGCGCAGATACCCAGGAGTAGACTTGACGCTTTCCGCTAATTTCCACTGCTGCTCTTTGGATAAAGAGTCCCAATACTCTTTCATAATATGTACCTCCTGTGTACATATTACACGAATAAAATGAACCCACAAGGTACTTGTACCCATAAGGTACACAATGTTTAATTCTGGGATGAAAACGATTCAAGAAATTAGGCGGTTAAACGCCCGAAAACTGCGTGATGGTGTAGGTGGAAATACTTATTTCGCTACCATGATCGACAGAGAACCCACCCAGACCAGCAGGTTCATGGGGGAAGGTGCGTCTAAAAATATCGGCGATGCAATGGCTCGCCATATTGAAAAGTGCTTTGATTTGCCGTTAGGTTGGTTGGATCAGGAGCATCAAACTACTAACGTTGCAAAAAATCCTGATGTATCAGACACTAATAGGAATATTACATTAGTTCCGGTTATTTCCTGGGTGCAGGCAGGAGCATGGACGGAAGCTGGCTTTGCTGAGGTCGATTTGAGCAGCGTAGAAACTTATCCGTGCCCTGTGCCGTGCGGACGCATGACGTATATATTGCGTGTTATTGGTGACTCAATGATTGATGAGTACCGTCCGGGAGATATGATTTTTGTAGATCCTGAGATCCCGGCAAGTCATGGTGATGATGTCATTGCGCTTATGCATGATTCCGGCGAGACGACGTTTAAGAGGTTGATCGAGGATGGCGGCAATAAGTATCTGAAAGCATTGAATCAAAGTTGGCCCGAACCATATATTAAGATTGACGGTAATTGCTCCATCATTGGCACAGTTATTTTCTCAGGTAAGCCTCGAAGATACTTACAGAAAGCTTAATGTGATTCCGAAACCCGCTGAAGCGGGTTTTTTTATCCTTGACAATGTACCCCCAAGGTACATAATGTACCTGAAAGCAACAGCGAACAGGCAGGATGCCCACGAAGTAGCCGCCGGTGGCGTATGAATGACCGGATGATTCGCAAGTAATAAAAAAGCGCCCTAAAGGACGCTTCGCTCTTTAAAAATCTGGTTATTTCTAGCCTTGAGGCCTTGGTTTTGGTGGAACGGGCGGCCGTGGTTGTGTTGGCTTATGCCCACCAGCTCTTTCAATCATTTTGAAATCCTATGTTGGAAGATCTCCACCCAGCTTGGCGAAAAAAGCTTCCTTGCGAGTAAGTGCACGTGAATTATCCTGACGACCAAGTACGATTGATGCTCGTTTATGTGCGGCAGGTTTTAGAGCTCCCCACGGATCGGAATCGGAATCCTGCAACAGTTTAAATCGGGAAAACAATTCCTTATCCGAGAGTTCCTGCTCATCAGTAATTAATGCCAGGTATTTACGGGCATGCTCGGCAGCTACACCTGAAGCCCGGGAGAACTGAAAGACGACTTGGCTAATCGACAATGCGGAGATTATTGCGCCGAAAATCATATAGCCAGAGATGGAAACGAAAACACCGCACCCTGACAAAATAATGATGAAAGTGATTATTCGATCAATTCTACCTGTGAGGGTAGCGAACATCTTTTCTAAATAATGCGAATAATGAATATCAAAAATTATATCGTCACGGTTCATATAGTGCCTCAGTCTTCGTCGTTAGGTTTTGGTGGCTCAGGCCTCTTAAAAGGAGACATGTGCTTTTCTTCGTAATCAAATAATTGCATATCAGTTCCTAAGGACTATTGGGGATAACCAGATTAGCCCATTCCTGGCTGTTGGGGAATAGCAGGAACCACCGAGCCTGATGTGGTGAAAAGACAGGCACACAACATGAAAGCGCACTCCCTAACTTATCGGTTATGGGTGACAGGTATGAACATGCTGGAGTGCGCTTCCAGTTGTGATGTGCTCAAGCGAGCTGCAGCGCCGGCCGACGCAAAGACCCGTAAATCGGCTGAGTCACAGGTACTGGTGACCAATACCAAAGCCGAGCGGCGGAAAATAAGCGGGTGTAGCGCCCCAGTGTCACAACCAAAATTCCAATAAAACGAACGTGTGAAGTCTGTTGGCGGCGTCTGATCTTATTTTCCCGTGAGGGCGCCGCACTTTTTTACACAACTGAAAGCGCGCTCCGTTCACTCCTCTTAGTGTCTGGTCGTTAATGCAAACTCCGCGGAGCGCGCTTCCAGTTGTGTGGAGAACTAACCAGGCGGTTGCAGCCGCCCGCTTCATTAAGTGCCCTGCCCGGGTGTTTATTAAAGCGAAGCCCTTTAAATCATCGCCAGCCGGCGAGGGATTCCTGTAACCAAAATTCGACGCGGTGCAGCGCGAAATAACACGGAGAACTAACGATGTCCTTTATTCAAACCCTGAGCGGTAAGCATTTTGATTACCTGAACGCGCAAACAGACGATGTCGATATTGAGGACATCGCCACTGCCCTGTCCAATATTTGCCGCTTTGCCGGGCACCTGCCGGAATTTTACAGCGTGGCGCAGCACTCCGTCCTGTGCAGCCAGATAGTGCCGCAGGAATACGCCTTTGAAGCACTTATGCATGATGCCGCTGAAGCGTATTGCCAGGACATCCCCGCGCCGCTCAAAAGGCTGCTGCCGGACTACCGCCGGATCGAAACGCTCGTTGATGATCTCATCCGCTCTAAGTTCGGGTTGCCTCTGCATCAGTCCGACCTGGTCAAATATGCAGATCTCATCATGCTGGCGACCGAACGCCGCGATCTGGAGATTGATGATGGTACGCCGTGGCTGATCCTTGAGGGCATCCCTGCGTCTGATCTGATTCAGGTGGTACCACTGCGCCCGGGCCAGGCCTATGGGCTGTTCATGAACCGCTTCAATGAACTGAGCGAGGCGCGCCAATGAAAGAGCAACTGGCAAAAATGACCATCATTGAGCTGGTTAGATCGGCGCACAGCTACTCCACCAGCATCAAGCAGACCGCCGTTTATTCTGAGCTGGTTCGAGAAATGGCCTCTCGGCTCGAAGCGCTCAACTTGGCGCACATAGGCTCAATGTATGCACTGGAAGCCGCAGAGAAGCGGATCGCAGAACTGGAGGCAAAACTAGCTAACCCCGTGCTACTCCCGAAAACAAACGGCTATTGGACTGAGCAAGAAAAGGCGTATGAAGAAGTTATTACGCTCGCTAAACGGCAGGTTCGTCTGGCTGGATTCCGGTGTGAGGGGGATGAGTAGATGGCTAATTCGTTACTGAGCAGTATTGATTAACACCCGGGTGCAGCCGGGCTGAGTGGAGAAAATAATGTCACGAATGATCCCCTTAATAGATTGGGCAAGAGAGGAATTCGGCGAGCAAGCTCCAAGCGAACGTGTGCTGAAAAAATATGCCAAAGGAAAGATGATGGCTCCTCCAGCTATTAAAGTTGGAAGATGCTGGATGGTTGACCGCTCGGCACGTTTCGTTGGAGTCCTTGCAGAGCCTAAATTACCTGTAAGGGCCAGTCCTAAACTACGACGGATTATTGCAGATGGCTGCTAGACCAAGATCTCATAACATTTCTGTTCCCAACCTTTACTGCAAACTTGATAAGCGTACAGGAAAGGTTTACTGGCAATACAAACATCCGATCTCAGGGCGCTTCCATAGTCTTGGAACTGACGAAGCAGAAGCGCGTCAAGTAGCTTCCGAGGCTAACACGATCATAGCGGAGCAGCGCACTCGGCAGATCCTGAGCGTAAACGAAAAAATCGCCCGCATGCGCGAGTCGAGGGAGTTTATCACCGTTACAACGTGGCTTGATCGCTACCTTACCATCCAACAGGAGCGACTTGAGACAGGGGATATTAAACTCAACTCAGTGAAACAGAAGAAAAAACCCGTTGAACTACTTCGCCAGCACTCCGGGATGATGTATCTGAAAGACATTACAACGCTGGAAATAGCTGAAGTCGTGGACATGGTAAAGGCCCAGGGCTACAACCGCATGGCGCAGGTAGTCCGGACTACGTTGATCGACGTCTTCAAGGAAGCTCAGCATGCTGGGCATGTTCCTCCTGGTTACAACCCGGCGCAGGCCACACGTCAGCCGCGCAACCGGGTGATACGAGAACGACTTTCCCTCGAGGAGTGGAAAGCGATTTACGCCGCGGCCGAACACCACCCGCCATATCTTCAGTGCGCGATGCTGCTGGCCGTCGTTACCGGTCAGCGAATCGGGGATATTTCCCGAATGAAGTTCACCGACATCTGGGATGACATGCTCCACGTCGAGCAAGAAAAGACTGGTGCCAAAGTGGCGCTGCCGCTATCACTCCGTTGTGAGGCGCTGAATATTTCCCTGCGTGAGGTTGTGGCTAAATGCCGTGATGCCGTGGTCAGCAAATACCTGGTGCATTTCCGGCACAGCACATCGCAGGCAACGAGGGGCGATAAAGTTTCAGCCAGTTCGATAACTACCACGTTCAAAAAAGCCAGAAACCGCTCTGGGCTTTCATGGCCTGACGGTAAGGCACCAACTTTCCACGAACAACGTTCGCTGTCAGAAAGACTGTACGAGGTCCAGGGGATCGATACGCAAAAATTACTCGGTCACAAATCACCACAACAGACGGCAAGATACCATGATGACCGGGGAAAAGAATGGACGGTCGTAGCCGTTTGA